AATGCTCGTTCATAGCTCACGCGAGTTGCAGCAGACACCGGCTTTGGTTTGACATCGTGTTGAAGATGCCAGTATCTGTAGCTTAACTCGAAGCGTACTGAATCGAACGACTTTGTAGGGGTCCCACTCCGAATGCAGGCTCTCGCGAATTCCTGCATAATCGGTATGCCCTGACCGAGTGACAACTCGCACTTACCAACAGCCCAACAGTGATTACTCACCTCCTTAGCGTTACGCAATGGCCGCTTTGAGCACAACGCCCCGGATAATGCTTTCCGAGGGTTTCTCACCAAGACGTATTGACCATCCACGAACACTGGGTTAGACTGGCAAAAGTTAACAAGTTCTATCTCATCGACAGGTTCTCCAACTGTCATTTTGAACCCCAATCTTTGTGCGAAGCTAGGGAAAGCATGTGCAAAAATCTCCTGATTACACCGCTCTGTGAAAAACACACTATCATCACCATCACAGATGAAGTCCCACTTTCCATTCCAAGACAAAAATTCCCCATTAAACCATCCTCCACCGTCTTCGAGGTAAAAGGTGTTGAGATACGAGGTGAAGAAGATGAAGATGAAAAGCATGATTATAGTATTTCCAAGCCCGGTGTTAATATCACCAGACATTCTCTTTCCATTCGTTCGATACTTCAATCCACCAAACGTTCGACCATGGTTATGCAACTGCTTCTTAAGGAGTGCCTTTAACTCCGGATTATGTGAGTATGCCGTATTGTACACCAAGTGTTCCATCATAAGCATCACCAAGCTCACATGCATATCAAATCTTGAAGCATCACAGTCGAAAGCGATCGGGTTGTTCAGCCGGCTCCATTTTTCGTGGATAAGGCGCCCACGTGCCGGCATAGAGAGACCCTTAGCCACCAGACGGCCTCTTGGCATGGTCCAGTGCCAATATCCGCCAGGTGCTGGTCCTAGCAATTCTTCCCAATCGTCTATCTCAAGAAACCATTCCTCAAAGGGTTTCAGGAATGCGCCGAGAGCAATGTTATAAGCAGGGTGTCGCCCCTGGATGGCTCGAGGATCGTAAGAGCCCTTGACAATGGGGTCAGCACTGTCGGGTTTAACAAACATTTCCGTTTGGCTATAACGATCTATCATCCCAGTGGCAACAAGCTTCTTCAACGCATTAGTATACCTGCGAAGTTTCGGCCCTTTGTAGCCAGCCACAAAACTAGCCCACGAAAGGCGTTTTGTATGGCCAACTGCAGCAGATCCAATTCTCCTAGCAAGCACACCAAGCTGTCGAACAAACATCTCGTCCGGCTCCACAGTCGGCGACAAGACCCTGTTGTGTAAAGCAATGCTCTCATTGCATACGCAGTTGCGATGTATATAGGGAGTATACAATCCCAACTCATGCACCAGTTCTCGCGGTTTTGGAACTACATATAAGGTGCGTTTGGAGGGGGCACAGCCTCCACTAACCCCAGTGACACCCCCATGCCGATCTTCGATTTCCTTCTTCTCTCGACGACCAGCACAAACACTGGGGTATAGCAGTAGGCGTCCCTAGCAGGGCGGAGGGAGCCTCCGTGAAGCTCGGAATATACTTCCGAGACCCAGAGCCCCCTCCTTGGTCGTATTCCACCACGATGCGACCGTTGCGCCCCCAGCGGTACGTCCGCTTTGATGGGCATGGTGTATCTCATACGCGCGCTGTGCAGCGTCACTCGCCATTATTCCGTCATACTCCAATAGAGCAGAACGGTAGGCCCGTAATGAGTGTGCAAGTCCCTGCCTAGCCATCTTCCTAATATTGGCCATATGCTGGAAATCTGTGTTTGCCTTATTCTTAGGCACCTCTGCCTTGATCTTGTCCAGCAACTTGCGGTACACCATTTGTCGATAATTAGCATCATAGGGTATCGACACCCCAATCTCCATGATCACTTGCTCAAGCAGCAGCTGTTGCCACTCTTTAAGCGCAGCGTGCATCACCCCAATTTCAATATCATCGCCATTCTCCTTGGACAATGTTCCATTGGCAATCGCACGCGAGCGATCACGAGCCGCCTCTTTGATCTCCTCTTCAGTGAGGTCTAGCTCCTCCAGACCATTAGCGAGCATCGCACGCGTAGCTTCCGCGCGGTCACGTCTCTGCTTGTTCCTCCTCGACAACTTCTTATACTTCTCAGATCCAAACAACCCATTAAGGATTGTAGGACCTTCGCTAGGAGTAAACCAAGTAGATAGTGGCTCAATAATCGATGCCACTGCTGGCTTGGGCTGGGTCGCAACACGCCCGGATAACTCGACAGGCTTTGGACTATCAGCACTCGCCTGGGCTCTAGCATGCCTAGACACCCGATCCTTATAACGTGGATCTCTGGCGACCTGTCGCAACCATAGCTGCTTGCGTTGGTCCAATGTTGCTTGTGTATCAACTGCAGTTACGATACTAGCTATGATCTGCCTACAATCCAGTTCTGCAGCCTGGTCCTGTACTTGCTCGGCAGAGCTCCCCCGCGCCGTGGTCACGGGGCTAGAATTCTTGGGCCTTGTAAGCCCCACCGATTCATATGCAGCAGATATATCTGCATCAGTGATCGTCATTGCACCCTGGGCAGCAATAGCTTGCCCACTAGAATGATTGCCAGTCGAAGCTGGACTATGTGGTGCTGACGCCACACTCGGTGTTGGCGTTCGATAGAACACCGACCCTGTAGGCGTTTTTACCTCCACACAGGGAGATAAAGGCAAGGCTCGAACTGCAGCCAGGGTGGGTACAGCCTCTAGTGGTTCAGGAATCTCAATACCAAGAGCCCGCCTAAAATCCTCTCGCCCCTTCAGCGTCTGGACTCGGTTGTAGAGACCGAGGAGAGGTCCTGGTGGTTGGTCACATACCACCAGCTCAGACACGCCACATTCCGTGACGCCCGGTGCCGACGACACCGCAACACCTGCGGCCCCAGCTGCCAGGTTGGAGGGCCCTGCCACCGTAGTGGTGGGTGCCTCCGCCCGGATGCGTGCTGTTAACACGCGATCTCCTTCACACACGTCAGGTCCCCCATCGGTCCCAACAGATGCCACTCTGCTAGGTCCTTTGGGCCTCCCACGCGTCTGCGCTTTACCTCGGACATGTCTTTGTTTCATCGTTTCTCGCACGTAGCAGCAGACTTATCCATAGGGTTTGAAGCTCAATTAACGGGTAGAACTCCCCGGGTTGTTTCTAGGATCAACCAATCCATAAGACAGCCTAGCTGTTTGCAACGATGGGTGGCGTTGCTTTGTAGTTGTACCTACGGGCCATACCACTGCATAGCAGTGGTACCCCATTCTTTCCACCCTACCACCCCGCAAGGTCAATTCAGGAAAACCTGCTGTAACCAAGGTCACAGACAACCAACCTCGCTCGACCCAGTTATAGGTGGGCCTTTAGCACCGGTTTTAGTGCAGGGCCAGGGTTGTCGTACAAATACAACCCCCCCACTTGTAACACTCCGCTGCCACACAGCATCCTAGTGTAGAGGTCCGGTGGGAAAGTAAGTGGTTGCACCTTTCCGCCGACTGAGACCCCACCCCCCGTAGGAGGCCCGCCGTTATATTTATACTCGGAGGCCTGCCCGAGTGCACACAAGCCCGCTGTGCTGCCCATTGCAGCCCACACCAGCAGGTCGGATTTACACATGTCACCATGTGAGGGTGTACCTCTCCCGACTAGAATCAGTGTTGCTTGTGAATCTAGCCCCAACTTCTCGCAGCTGGTGCGGATACCTATCCCCACCTAGATCGCGACCGTAAGTCTGTTTTACAAGACACTGCGGCAACCTAGGCAGTCCCCAGCCGAACTGGG